TTCTATTTTTCGCATGGTGCATATATCAGCGCGTGGGGGTTAGATCGGTATGGGTTGGATATCTTGCCAGTCGATTGAGTACGCCTGGGGTTCCAACACTTTCTTGGCGTCCGGGAGCTTTTTGAAGCCCTTGAGCCACCCAACATTGAAGTTGAACGCCTTGCCAATGCTGGGCATCGTAATCGTCATGGACGCAACGAGGGCTTCTTTCAGCGCTTCTTGGGCCGCGCCCCAGGTGTCAAACACCAGAATTGACGGGCTGTCGGGCTGAAAGGTGATGGTGAACCGCTTTGGGTTGGGCGTGTAGCCCGCCGACAGGATACCGTCAACGCCCATGCGCGTTTCGGTCATGTCGAAGGACTCATGCGCAAAGGCATCGTCAGCGGCGAAACCTGAAAGAATCTGGCCAACACTGAACACGTCGGGCACGTTAAGCACGACGTTGGCGTTGGCGGAAGTGATTGTTCCCATGTTGGTTTACTCTACGTCAATGGTGGCGAGCAACAGCGACTGAATCGAGCCGCCGTCCGTGTACCAGAATTTCATGGGCGGCGACCCGCGCAAGCCTCGCACCGTGGCCGAAGCCTGCAGAATCTGCAGGTAGTACCCAACAGTAGACAGCACGCCGTCAATCTTCAGCCCGGCTTGCGCGTTGACTTGTTGGGCCTGGGAAGCCGACAGTTGCACTCCGGGCTGAATCGCACCGAAGTTGACATACTTCTGAATCGGTACTTGCAACGTGGAGCGCAACAGATTCGTTCCGGCCATGTTGTACGGCAAGCTCTTAACCTGGGTTTCGAGCATAGCCAACGCTAACTGGAAGTCAGCGTTCATGAGAATCTGGTTAAAGTAGGGGTCAACCCACAGCCATGGGCCGGGCATCGAGCCCGCCTGTAGGAACTGGAAAGACTCATTCGCGGTAGCGAACGAGCCGTAGAAGTTGTAAAAGTTGCCGCCCTGACCGTACCCCACGCCCTGAGTAGGCGTGCCCGCGAGAGCCGCCGCAACGCTAGCGCTGGTCACATCGGGCACCAACCCGGCTTGGCCCTTGTAGGCCAGCGTAATGCGTCCGCCGGTCACTGTGGTGTCAACCGAAGCCAACGCGCCCATGACGAAGGCGGCCTTCTGACCGGCGGTAAGGTCATAGTTCGGCATCGTGCCGCTATACCCCGCCTGTTCGAGCAAGTAGCCGAATGAGTTCCCGTTCGGCGGGTTGCTCGTATCGTCAGCCGTCACGGCGTCCCATTCAACGTACAGGAACCGCTCTTGGCCGGCGGGCGAATTCTGCGCAGTCCAAAGGGCAAACGCGAGCTTGTTGGTTGGCGGGTTCGTGCCGCTGTCCGGGTCAAACGTGTGAGTGAAGGTGACCCAGTTTTGAGTTGAGTTCACAAGGGCGTTCATTGCCCCGGCGGGAGTGGCCGCCGCCGCACCCTGCGACAGTACCGCGCCAGTCGCCTGGGTCAAGAAGATACCCGGCGACAGCGTACCGGTGGCGTAAGCAATGGTGCTCGTTGCGCCGGTCGTGGGGGACTCGATGACGAACGCCTTGCGCAGACTGTCATACGTGACCGTGGGAAGGTAGGTGACGCTTCCCGCCCCCGGCCCGGCCGCACCCGTCGAATTCATGCTGATAGTCACCGTACCCGTACCCGCCGTAGGCGTGTAGGTGCCAAACGCGGTGATGGTGGCGCCTACCGGGATGTCCGTACCAACGAGCACGTCACCTATGTGCAGGATGCCCGACGTAGTGGTATTGATGGTGACCGTTTCGGAAGTCGCGGTAGTGGTCAGCGTACCTGTCCAGACGTTGCCCGTGGTCTGCAATCCGGTCTGAATCAGCGTCGCGGCGTTCGCGTAGCTCGTGGCACTGGCCAGATTGATGTTGGCTGAGGTGACCGTACGACCGTCTACGGCGACGATTACGGTGCCCGTCAGGGCCTGAAGCTGGGTCAGGCTGAGCCCCGATAGGGACCCGCCTCGAAGGTAGGCGGAAACCGCCGCTTCGTTGTACTGGAAAAAGAAAACCTGTCCGGGCAAGGCGTCAGCGGTCGTGAACCCCGTAAAGTAGACGCCGGCTAGGATGGACTCGGGGGCATTGACGCCGAACCAAGCCTGAACCGCTGCCGCGTTGGGGAAGGACTGCGCCACACCGATGGGGATAGACGGGTCAGTTGTGAGGAAAACCCCGTTCGGTGACAGGGGGTTACCCCCGGTTCCAAGCACACTCGGAACGGACCCGATAAGGTTACTCATTGGAATAGAGGTCATGCGCTATAGCTCCAGAGTGTGACGCGCGCCTTTGACAAACGTAACCAAGGGTACCGCAAAAGTCTTATGTAATCTAGGTCGGCGGGTAAGTCTCGTCTACATTGATGACCGTCACCGGCCCGTAAGGGGGCTGTGCAAACTGCATAGGAGGGGTCACAACCGGGTTGTACTGCAGGTACGCTTGCACCGTGCGCCGCTGTTCGTACTGCTGTTCCTCGTCGTCCAGGGGAGCCCACAACGGCCCCTCCGTGTAGAGCGGATCGCAAACCGGTTCGAGCGCGAGACACCCTATTTCGTCCTTCCACAGTCCGCAGAAAACCTTGGCCCAGTCCCCCGCCGTGGCGCCGTAGAAGTCAACTTGCATCCGCTCTTTCCAATGGGTCTCGGATGATATGGTTGTCGGGGCCGTAGCCGTGGGGTCCCAAGTATCGATGTTATAGTTGAGTCGTTCACTCAACGTAAGTTGCATGGTGACGAAGCCAGGCGCGGCCGGCGGCATGGCCGTACGGTTGGGCAAGCCTCGAATCACAACGTTGGGGCTAAGCCCGGTCACAGTGACAAGCAACGCCTTCACTACGTTGTAAATCTGAAGTTCAACAATGCTAGGCGTTAGACCGGCCATCACGTCACCGGGTTGTTGGGGTCAAGCTGCAAGGTCACAATGACCCTACACCATGACAGGTTACCGTTGCCCGCAGTCCAAGGCTCATCAACCGCAGTTATAAGCCACGTGCGAACCGGCCCGTTAGGGTACTGAGGAAATTGAAGGAGGTCTCCGCCCTTAGACTCAACGCGGTTAATTGCATCCGGGTTTCCATACGCATAGACCGCACGGTAAACGCCTTGCTGTTGGAGGAAGGCATACTTCTTGATGTCAGACCCGCGTACGGCTTGCACCTGAGCCTTGATAGGCACGGCCGCCGCATACGTGGGGGTTTGCGTTCCATTGTCATCTGTCGTTGGTCCAGTAGACACCAGCCACATGGCCGAAATGTCAGGGTTTACGGAATTGATGGCACCGCGCACGAGCCCGTGTAAGTTGCCTATGGTCATATCTTGACCTCGAAACCTGTCGAATTCTGCATGACGGCTGAGTCAATAAGGCCCTTGTTGAATCCTTTAATTGCAACAGTCAACGGCGCGTTGTCCGCTGGCCAATCAACTATTTTCTTCACAAGTCGCCCTTGGATGTATTCCCCCATACGCTCCAAAGTTAGTTTGTTATTATATCCGGAGGCCTTGTAAATCTTCGAGAGCTTGCGGCCCCACGTAGGCGAATCTTCCGCAATCATGTCCGAGAAAAACGAACGTGCGGGGCTGCGGCTCGTACCAAAGTTTTGCCAGAAGGCAACTGTTGCAACCGGTAGAGCCTTCGAAAGAGTTTGCTTACGTGGGCCGATGAAAACGCGTTGTCTTGGCTTTCGTGGCCCCACAGCATTGAGCTTAGCCACTCCTTTTCGTAGCCGCGCCGCTCTGTCTTGTGTTGGGTACCGCGCACCTTCGAGAAACCCCACGCGCACTGTTCCGCCTTGACCAATTCGCTTGGCGGTAGCCAACAAGTACTGTTGCAACTTGTCGCCACCCTTAACCTTCGCTTCGGCCCTCGTAAAACTGGCCATTAGGGCACCACGAGCACCGACTTATCAACAACGTATCGGAGCTTCGAGTTTTTCGCAAGCCATGCGTTCCAGAAATCCGAGTCAACAATGGTCGGCCCGAACTTCTCTCCCTTCCGCGTTGGGATAGTCTTTGCGCTCTTTCCCGCAGCTACCGGGCCGATAAGCTGCACAACGGCGTAATCCTTCGCGCCCGGCGTTCCGAGTTCAAGGGTCAGCCCTTGCGGCAAGCTGCAGTAAACGTTGACTTTGGCCATGTTGGTTAGTCCAGAAAGAACGCGTTGCTATCGAAGGGGAAGCCGGGTCCGTTGGGGCCACTAGTGGGCGGCCCGATGTAATGCGCGGTTCGGTAGCCCGATGTTTGTTCCCAAAACTTGGCGCCGTACTTCGTCTGAATGTAGTAGGCTTCGGACTGCGTAACCTCACTACTATACTCAGACGCAACGCTAACCGAACCTTCCGCCGCGTTGCTGATTCGTCCAACAATGCCTTGCGGCGGGGTAACGTTGCCTTCGCCGTCATTCGTGCCCCGGTCAATCAACAAGCAATGCGCGGTCAGCGTGTACAGAAACTGTAAGCGCGTATCCGCGTCTTGAACGATTGACGCACACGAGTTGTTGAGCAACATGGTTGCATCAACAAAACTTTGCGCCATGACCGGGTTGGCCAGTCCCGCGAACTCGGGATAAATCAACACGAACTCGGGCGCGCTGAACTGGACAACCCCCCGCACGGGGGGCGGACATGGCGAAGGGCACGGTACGACGGGCATGGGCCTTATTCCTCTTCTTCGCGCTTCATGATGAGGTCGTTACCAACCTTCATCTTCTTGGACGGGTCCAAGGGTTCGAAGATGTTCGAAGACTTCGCCGCAGCGTCCAGGGCAATGGCCTTTGCGCTGTTCGCGTCATTCTTCGGAACCAAGAAAATCTGACCGCTGGTCAGGTGCCATGACTTCGCGTTTTCCTTGCACCAACGCTCCCAAAGAGCCTTGGGCACGTCGTGATTGATATACGGCTGACGGCCCAACGCGTTGGGCAACACGGCCACGGGCTTGCGGCTCACGTCGCGCACGATCAAATGTTGATTCGTGCCACGGAGCAAATGGGAAGCGTAGTCTTCGTTCTTGACCAACATAGCGAACGGCGCACCGCCGTTACCGCCATGCCCGCCAGCCTTAAAACCGACCTCCAACCTCAGACCGTTGGGGAGCCTGCAACCAACCGAAACAACTTCAACGTTAGCCATGGGAACACCTCACGTAAATTTTGCACAGGATGAAACAACAACCAATCGTCCGGGGGCACCGTTACTGCAGACCTTGAACGCCGTGGGTACCGTGTTGGCTACCCCCGCGCCTGAGACTGCGGTACCGTCCGCCAAAGACGCGTAAACAGTATCCCCGTAATTCGCTCCCCCTGCAAACTTCAGGAAGAAATTGCCTTGCGGCATCAACGTCGCCATGAGCCCTTGACGAAGCCGCCAAGCCCGGTTGGTTCTATCCCAGGTTTGCCACGTCCAACGCGCGAGAGGGCCGCCAAACTTCGCTGGGCCGCCCACGACCATTCCGTTGGCGTTATCCGTTGAATCGAGGGGAATGACTACGCCAAGCTCGTACGGCCCGGCGGGAGGGGTGTTTGCTACAAGCCCCGTGGAGTAATCACCGAAGCCAAAGCGGCCTTGCAACAGCCCGCCGGGCGCGGCCGTCCATGCGCTCGAACCAGCTAGCGAAGACGAAAAGGGCGCGATCATTTCGAGGTTTTGAGCAAACACCCTCGAAGCGAACGCGCCCTCATACGCCGCGCCTAACGCGCGCATGGGATTTTATCCCAGCATCGAGGCGACAAGCACCGGGCGATAGAACACCACGCCCCAGGTACCGGCCGACTTCTTTTGCTGCCAAGAAGACTCTTTGACAACCATCGCATGGGCACGCATCTTTTCAGTGAACGCCGCCTCAACGGTCTTGCCCGCTTCGGGAATGGTGGCAATAAGCTGTAGGAACTCGGTGCCGCCAGTGACCGCGCCGCCGCCGTTGATGGCGAACTCGGGCACCGTCACAATTTCCAGATTCGGAAAGTTTTTCCGAATCATGTCGTTGACGTTGTAGTTGAACTGGTTCGTCTTCGAGAAGTTCGATTGGTTTCCGGGGCTGATGCCAAAGCGGAAATTCGTGTTGGTGTCAACCAACCCGTTGCCCTGCGCAATAGCCTGCTGCACCAACCGCAGCATGTCCCCGAAAATCATCGTGGGGTCAGTCTGCTGATACCAGTTGAGCGTTGGCGCAATCGGCGCAGGCAGGAAGGGGTCGTTCGTGCCGCCGTAATTCTGCAGCCCCGCGATACCGTTCAGGTACGCGTAATTCTGGTACTTCTCGATGCTCAGCGCACTGGAACGCTGTTTCCAGTTCGCCAAGTCAACCTTGGCTTCCGCAGCGCGTGCAATCTCACGTTCGCCCCAACGGGTGTTGGTTTGGTAGTGGTAGCTCTGACGCTGCGGGAATTCAATGTTGGCATCCGACATGCCGTCATTGCTGAAGTCGCCGTAGCTGGTGACTTCACCGGTACGTTCCGCCTCAATGAAGGCGATGGTGTCAGAGACCCAGGTACCCTTTTTGGTCTCACCGTAGAGAGTGGCCGCCTTGGTCGGGCGTACCAAAATCTCGATGACTTCGGGCTCTACGTAAGTCGTGAACAGCGACAGAATACCGCTGTTCGCCGTGGTCACGAGCCCCGGTTGCGCGTCGAAGGCGAGCTTTTCCGGATAGCCGTAGAACATGGGGGCACGTGAATCGCGACCCATGTACACGATACCGTAGCTACCTTCGAGCTTGGCCGTGTCAACTGCAATTCGTTTCTTCATGCTGGTCTCTTATGAGTCTCGATGGGTCAGGAGTTAGGTCGCGTTGCCAACCGGTGCGCTAATCTTCCACACGCCCGCGCCACCAACCGCCGGGCCTTGCGGCGCCGAGTAGGTGCCTCGAACACGGAAGCCAGTCGTCTGGGCCGTACCCGCGACGGTGATGGTCTCGGGGGCCGAGCCTGCACCGAAAATCTGCGAGCCGGGGCTGATGTTGTACAGACCTGTACCGCCCGCACTGTCGTCGGTCGTGATGACTGCACCCGCACCGACCGTACCAGCCGCACTGAGAGTGTAGTCCCCCACGCCGCCGGGTGTGCCGCTCGTCTGAGTCGTGATAGTCGTGCCCGCCGCGATACCGAGGGCAGGGATTGCCGGAAGTGCAACCCCTGGTCGCAGTAGGTCCGTACCCGCCTGAACCGAAGTGATGACCAGCGTAGAGAGTGAGCCCGTGATGACCGAGCCTACGCCCTTGAATGGGGTAACCTGGGTCCCAACAGACGAGCCGGCCGCTACATCGGTGCCCGAGAAAATGTCACCGAAGTTGAGCGAACCGTCCGCATTCGCCGTAACCAACATCACATTCGATTCAGTCGTGACGGCTTCGGGACCTGCGCCAGCCGTTGCATCAGCCGACATGGTGTAGGTACCCGCGCCGCCCGCCGGCCCAGTAAGCTGATTCAGAATCGTTGTGCCGCTCGGAATATCGGTGCCCGCTACGATATCGCCGGGGCTCACGATACCGTGTGTCACGGTGTTGATGGTCAGAACATCCGAACCGTTGGTTACGGTGCCCGTACCGCTGAAGCCGGCCGAAGCCGTCGCGGTACCCAACGTAGGCGCGGTGTTGGAAGTGTTCGCGACCGGAGTTCCATCGTTGGGATCCGCGAAAACGTAGTCACCGGCCGCAGCACCCGCCGGGAAGTTCGCAAGGAAGTCGCCGCCGTTGTAGCCCGTCACCATGAACCCTTCGGGAACGACCATGGTCGCTTCCTGCAGGAACTGGGTGATAAGGGCCTGCATGTTGCGGCCCAGGAACGCAATCTGCCATCCCGAGACGAAGCTTTGCGAGGTCTGGCCCGTGGGGCCAACCCAGAAAAAGTTGCCTACCGTAAGGCCGCCGGCCGGGGCAACCAACGCATTGTTGCCTGCCAATACCGAAGAGTAGGGGTTGAGTGACGCGAAGTCACCCGGAACACCAATCGCTTGGTAGTCGTTTATGGTCGTCTGAAATGGCATGTTCGTTTGTTCCCGGGGTCGGAATTACAGCCG